TGCCAGGTTTCTCCCACAGAAACTGCTCGATCAGCACAGCACCACGTACAAGCCACACCCTCAGTAACGCTCCCTTTTAAACCCCAGCCCTGCCCCATTCCAATGGGTTTGGGTGAGCTTTGCCCGCAATCCGAGGTGGACCATGGAAATCAACATCGCCATCACCGCAAAACTGCCCCGCGACCAGGCCGAGGCACTGCTCGTTGAGCTGCGTGCGCAGTACGCGGTGCTGTTCAACGAGCATTGGTATGACGACCGTTTCCGCATGATTCCCGAGGGTTTGCGGCACGGCTCGTTGCTGATGGCCTTCCCAGGGTTGGCTGCACGGAAAAGCCTGATAGGCGCCCTTAAACACAGTCTCGACGAAGCGAAGTAAGCCACGATGGAAATGAAAGAAAGGCTGCGCGCCGACGTCATCCAACGCATTGAGCGGGATTACCAGCTCAAGCACATGCGCGGTACCGACTATATGCGTAAGGGCGTTTGCCCTGCCTGTGGCCAGAAGACCCTGTACACCTTCTACGAATCGCCCTGGACGCTGATCTGCGGACGGCCGGAAAAATGCGACCACCGCGTCCACGTGAAGGACGTTTACGACGACTTGTTCAACGACTGGAGCAAGACCGCCCCGTCAACGCCGGATAACCCCCTTGCAACGGCACGTGCCTACCTTGAGTTTGCGCGGGGCTTCAAATTTGAGCTGATCGCCGGTTGGTTCACCCAGGACAACTACTGGGATGGTCGGCTGAACATCGGCAGCGCCACGGTGCGTTTCGCCCTGGAGAAAGGTGGGTACTGGGAGCGCCTGATCGATCGGCCAGACCGCTTCGGCAAGATGAAAGCGCGCTTCCGCCCTACAGGCGAAGGTTTGACCGGTTACAAGGGTGTCTGGTGGTGCCCGCCGAGCGTGGACCTGCTGGAGGTCGACGAACTATGGATAACTGAAGGCATCTTCGACGCCATCGCGTTGCTGCATAACGACATGTCGGCCGTGTCGATGATGTCCAGCGCGCCCTGCCCGATCGATTCACTCAAGGCCCTGGCCAAACTGCGCCACGACGCGGACAAGCCTTTGCCGCTGCTGGTGTGGGCACTGGATAACGAGCCTGTCGCCAAGGCCAACATGCGCCGCTGGGCGAAAGAGGCACGCGACCTGGGCTTCACCTGCAAGGCGGCGGTGATCCCACAGCCCCACGGCAAAAAGGTTGATTGGAACGACTTGCACCTGCGCTGGAAACCGATCGAGGGCGACGACAAGCGCGCCGAGCGGATCGAGCAGGATCTCGACGAAGCCCGCCACCACGGCGACCTGCTGCTGGCTGACTCCGCAGAGGAAAAGGGTTTCCTGATTTACCTGCGCAACGAGCGCAAGGAATTCAACTTCACATTCCGCAAGCGCCTGTACTGGTTTCGGCTGGACCTCGATAAGTACGACCGCGCCATGAGCGATCTGGAGAGTTCAGAGCGGCATGAGGACCAATTACTCAATGACGATCAACGTCGCTACAAGGCTTTGCGCCTGTCTGCCTCGGTGTCCAGCATCGCCAACTGCAATTTCCAAGCGCTGTACTACATGCGCAACGACCTGACCGATGAGGCCTGGTATTACTTCCGTATCGAGCGCCCGCAAGGGCCTGCCATCAAAAGCACGTTCACGGCCAAGCAGCTCACGTCGGCGCCCGAATTCTCGAATCGCCTGCTCAACGTCGCCAATGGTGCGTGGTTCGAAGGCAGCGCCCAGCAACTGAAACGGATCTTGGCGCCCCAGCTGGACTGCCTGAAAACCGTCAACACCATCGAATGGATCGGCTACAGCCGCGACCACGGCGCCTATGTCTTCAACGACCTGGCCTTCCACGGCGGCAAGGTGCAGGTGCGCAACAAGGAAGACTTCTTCGACCTGGGCAAGCTGAGCATCAAATCACAGAGCCAGTCACCGGTGCTGCATATCAATACCGACCTGAATGCCTACAACGAAGGTTGGTTCGACATCTACTGGCGCTGCTTTGGCGTCAAGGGCCTGGTGGTGCTGGCCTGGTGGCTGGGCGCGTTGCACGCCGAGCAGATCCGCCAGATCCACAAGTCACTGATGTTCCTGGAACTGGTTGGCGAAGCCGGCTCGGGCAAAACCACCCTGGTGGAGCTGCTGTGGAAATCGGTCGGGCGTACTGATTACGAAGGCTTCGACCCATCCAAAGCCACCGCCGCCAGCCGCGCGCGCAACTTCTCGCAGGTCAGTAACTTGCCGGTAGTGCTGATCGAATCTGAGCGAGAACAGAAGGAAGGCCAGCCGGTTAAGCACTTCGACTGGGATGAACTGAAAACCGCCTACAACGGCCGCAGCGTCCGCTCCACCGGCGTGAAGAACAACGGCAACGACACCCACGAACCACCGTTTCGCGCCGCCCTGCTGATCGCTCAGAACAACCCGGTGAACGCGTCGGAACCGATCCTGCAGCGTATCTGCCATGTCCACCTGACACGCGAACACCACACCCCGGAAACCAAGCAGTACGCCGAGCAGCTGGAACGCATGCCGATGGACAGCATCAGCGGCTTCCTGGTCAAGGCGCTGCAACGCGAAGCCGAAACCATGCGCCTGATGGAGGAAAACACCTCCGGCTACGAACAGGAGCTGCTGGCCCAGCCTGGCGTGCGCACCGTGCGTATCGCCAAAAACCACGCCCAGTTGCGCAGCCTGGTGGATGCGTTGGCCGGTGTCGTGCCCCTCGGTGACCGCCGCAGGGCGTTGGCACATGAAGAAATCAACCGCATGGCCCTGGAGCGACAGCAGGCAATTAACGCCGACCACCCAACCGTGCGCGAGTTTTGGGACCTGTACGAATTCCTCAATGCCATGGACGAGAAAGCAGCGCTGAACCATGCACGTCGCGACGGGCTGATCGCCGTGAACCTCAACGAGTTTGTGGAAATGGCTGCCAACAAACGGCAGCAGGTACCGCCGTTGAGCGACCTGAAACGCCTGCTCAAGACCAGCAAGTCACCCAAATTTCTGGAGTCGAACAAGCCTGTCAACTCGGCCCGCCAGGTCGACGCCTTCGACAAACCTAAAACCATTCGCTGCTGGGTATTCCAGGGCGTTTAACCACCGCAACAACAGGAGCAACGACATGCAAACCCGCATGAATACACCTGCCCAAACCCAACAGCCCAACTGGTTTCAGCAGTTGCAAGAATTCGAAGCCAAGCGCCCCGCCATCCGTAAAGCCGGTATCGACGCACTGAACCGCCTGGTCCCTGTCGCCCAGCGCGATACAGGCCAGAGCGCAGTGATCGGCCGCTTCCTGCTCGGGCTCTACAACGGCCGCGACTACCCCTTCGTACTGACCAGCCTGCGCGGCCTCGACACCGCGCTGTTCGACGACTGCCTGGCGGTGCTGCAACTGGACTACTCGCCCGAGCAAGAGGTGCACACGTACCTCCCCGACGGCGATGCCATATGGGAAGAGCTGATCGGGACATGGGCATGAAATGGGCGCCGAAACGCAATAGGGACGGGCAAGTCCAGCAGAACTGCTGGGTGACCGACAGTGGCTACACCGTCGCGCTGTGCCGGTTGCCAGAGTCGCGCTACCCCATCACTCGCCCAGGAGGCGAACTGCCCTTCGCTTATGCGAAAGACCGGGACGAAGTCATAACGATCATTGAGCAAGACCAGGCCAAACCGGCCTGAAAGATGGTGTCGAGGAGCGCCAACTCCCCGACACCTACCACCCAAAGGAGACGCACCATGCAAGCGAATCAACCCCAGAGCAGCACCGCAGAGGCTATCACAACCCCACTCGCCGTCGGCGACAAGGTCAGCTACGTCGCAATCAGTGGTGGCGGGCGCAGCTTCCGTTTCAGCGCGCGAAAAGCCGTGATCCAGGCAATCGACGGCAACGTCGCGACCTTGCGTAGCGCCAATGGCCGCACCACCAAGCAACCGCTGAGCAAGTTGACACCTGACGGCCAGCCCAACGCGCTGACACGCATGCTCATGGGGGGGCAGTGATCATGGCTGACTACTTTTATAAGTCCAGCGAACCAGCAACCGTCGAAGTTGTTCGGAGCTTTTACATCATGAAGGATGCTTTCAGCGCTCTACTAGTCGCGCTGGGCGTGCATTTCGGCGGCAAGGTCGCACCAATGCGAGACATCACTTCCCACTTTGCTGGTGGAGTGAAACTTACAGGCGGTGCTGAGCTGGATGCGCACTGGTGCCGCCCTGATGACTATGGCTACCGCTCATTGCGCAGCAGCGCCAAGCTTGCCAAAGGTACGGCCAAGGAAGACCGCGCAGCAATCCGGGCGGAGCATGCGCGTCTCGTTGCCTTGTGGGCAGAGCACTGCCCGAAACGCCTCAGCACCCATGAATATTGGCAGCGGTTGGGGGTAAACACGGGCCATTTGCTCATGAGTGGCGGTGTCAAGTTTGAACTCGACGGCACCGCGTACTTTCACCTGGGCTTTCAAATCAATGAAGCCGAACATCGGGCCAATGTAGCCGCTGGAAAACCATCCTGCGGATGGATCGAGGGCGCTGTGGAGATCCTGGCGAGCGAATACGAGTCCGCACGCGTGGCGAAATTGAAGGCAGTGGAGGTGTCCAATGCTTAAACGCACCCTCACCCACTTCCACCTTTGCTGCGGACTGGGCAGTGGCGCCGCTGGCTTCAGCGACTCCAAACCAGTCCTAGGCCCCGTGCAAGCTGAATGGCGCTGCCTGGGCGGCGTCGACGTCGACCCGGCCGGCTTACGTGACTTCCAGATGATGACCGGTGTGCCTGGCACGCTGATGGATTTGTTCACCCGCGAGCAGTTTGCCGCATTCCACGGTCAGCAGCCGCCCGCCGGCTGGAAGGAAGCCACCGCCGAGGATCTGCGCCGCGCGGCTGGCAACGAAGACCCGGACGCGGTGTTCATCAGCAGCCCATGCAAGGGCGCTTCGGGTCTGCTTTCCGAGTCAATGAGCCAGACACCCAAGTACCGGGCACTCAACGAGCTGACGCTGCGCTGTGTGTGGCTGATGTGCGAAGCCTGGAAGCACAAGCCGGTGAAACTGATCGTGTTCGAAAACGTTCCACGCCTGGCAACCCGTGGCCGCTACCTGTTGGACCAAATCACCAAGCTGCTCCGCCATTACGGTTACGCAGTAGCGGAAACTACCCACGACTGTGGCGAAATTGGTGGGCTGGCCCAGAGCCGCAAGCGCTTCTTACTGGTGGCCAGGCACGTTGAGCAGGTTCCTGCATTCTTGTATGAACCTGAAAAGCGCAGCCTCCGCGCCGTGGGTGACGTACTGAGCCGCATGCCCCTGGCCGGCGATGTCGATCAGGCGGGCCCCATGCACCGGGTGCCGGCGTTGCAGTGGAAAACCTGGGTGCGCCTGGCCCTGGTCGAGGCCGGGAAAGACTGGCGCAGCCTGAGCCGGTTTGCGATCGAGGACGGGTACCTGCGCGATTTCGTGATCGTGCCGGAGTACCGCGCCGGCTATATGGGGGTGCACGACTGGCAGGACACTGCCGGCACAGTCGCCGGCCGGTCGAGCCCAACCAACGGCAAGTTCTCGGTTGCCGACCCTCGACCGACCAGCAAATTCGAATACACCCAATACGGCGTGCTGCCCTATAACCGCCACTGCGGCGTGGTCACCGGCCAACGTAGCCCAGGGCAAGGGACCTTCAGCGTTGCAGACCCGCGCATGGGCGGCGAGCGGCACAACAACGTGTTCCGCGTGGTTCGCAACGACCAAGCCGCCGGCACTGTCACGGCAGGGCACGGCCCCAGCTCCGGCGGACAGTCGGTGGCCGACCCTCGGCAACCATCCAAGGGCTTCGGCAAATACCTGGTCACTGACTACAGCAAGCCGGCAGGCACCGTGATCGCCGGCAGTACCACTGGCCAGGGCGCTTTTGCCGTGGCCGATCCTGCCTACAAAAACTGGCACCCGAACGCCAGCACGCAAAAGCTGCGGATCACGCCCTGGTGCGAGAGCGCCAAGACCGTGACCGGTTCACAACAGGTTGCCAGCGGCGCGTTATCGATCGCAGATCCACGCCCGGGCATGTCGCGCACCAAGGGCGACGCCTACCTGACCGGCGGGCATTACGGAGTGGTCGACTACAACACCCCGGCCGGCGCAGTTTCCGCCAGCGCATGCCACGACAATGGCCGGTGGTCGGTCGCAGACCTGCGCATGCCGGCACCCAACGACCGGCTGACCTGCATGATCACCAGCCTCGACGGCACCTGGCACCGCCCGTTCACCACCCTGGAGCTGGCTGCGCTGCAATCGTTGTTTGATCCAGAGGACCACTGGTCAGCAGATCCGCAGACCGCTCATGAGATTGAGCGTATGCAGCGGGTTCGCAAGATTGAACAGGCGGGGGTTTTCCGGCTGGACGGTATCAACGACGGCCACCACCGGGAGCGGATCGGCAACGCGGTACCGCGCGCGGCGGCTAGGGCGATGGCCGATGTGTTCGGCATGACGCTGCTGCTTTCCGAGGCTGGGGAGACGTTCATGCTCAGCAACGTGTCGATTTGGGTGCAGCCGGTGGCGATTGCGTTGAGCGTGGCTCAGCAGGAGGTTGGTGTATGACTGTGTTCCTGCTGCTTTATCTGTGCGCCGATACGACCCGTACGGATTGTCAGGTAGTGAAGGCTGATAGCTGGAACGGGCCTCACGCTTACGAGCAATGCATTGACGTCGTACCTGGCCTCACTAAGGCACTTACCGCGCGCAACCGAGAGCGACATCGGTTCGTTTGTGAAGTCCAATCCGACGCCGCACAGCCCGCTGACCATGTGTCCCGGCCGACCTTTATCCATCAATCGTTTCGGATGTAAGGGGGACGCAATGAACAACGGAAAATCCTTTCCCTGGAACCTGGACCTAACCGGCATATGCGACCAGTGCAACAGATCCCGTGCCCACGGCAACCACCAGAAGTGCAGCAAAGCGCGTCAGGCGCTCAACGCCAAGCGTCGGGCCGAGGAAGCCCAAGCCGGTGCCACTCCAGCACCTAGAAAAAGTGCCGGCCTGTTCTGGTTACTTCGCCAGCAGTGATCGGTAACACTAAAAACCGCAATACATAAGGCCCGGCGACGGGCCTTTTTTTCTTCCTGTTGGCAGAAGCTTTCAATACATCGCGTGGGGACGCATATGGCAGACGGCGTAGAGGCCCGTGGCAATTCGGTACGGGTCTATTTTCGTTTCAATGGCGAGCTGTGCCGGGAGCTGGTACCCGGTGGTAATACACCGGCCAATCGAGAGCATGCAAAGCGACTCGTCACGGTGATCGAGTACGAGATCCAGGCCGGTACCTTCGATTACCGCCGGCATTTTCCCGAGTCGACCAAACTGGCCGAGAACAGCTTTGGGCACTACCTGGACCTGTGGCTGACCATCAAGAGTAACAGCGTGGCCGCGACCTCTTTCCGGGGGTACAAGAACAAGGCTGAGGTCCATGTGCGGCCGCGCTGGGGTGACGTTCAGATCGATCAGATTGACCACTTGGACCTGCAGGAGTGGATTCAGGGACCGCTGTCGAAGCGGCTGAAGAACAAAACCATCCGCGACATCATCAGCAATGTGCGCCAGGTGTTCCGGCTTTACCGCACCCGGAAGAAGGTCGCGCATGACCCGACCGAGGGGTTATTCGTGCGCCTGCCCGATCCAGAGGCGCCGGACCCGTTCACCAGGGCGGAAATCAAGCAGATCCTCGACACGCCCACAAGCCGCACCCAGGAGCTGCTGATGGTGCAGTTCATGATTTGGGCAGGGCCACGGGTGTCGGAGACCATCGCGCTGGCTTGGGAGGACGTCGATCTGAAACAGGGGACGGTGACTTTCCGGCGTTCGAAGGTGCGCGGGGCCTATCGCGTGACGAAAACGCGGCGCTCTACGCGCAAGGTGCGTCTGTTGGAACCAGCGTGGGATGCCCTGCGCAAATTGGACGCCATCAATCAGCTCAAGACTGTGGACACGGTCGATGTTGTCGAGCGGGACAACAAAACCGTCCGCAAGCACAAGCTGCACTTTGTATTCCTGAACACCAAGAGCGGCCTGCCGCATGTCAGCGACTTTGTTGTGAGGGACAGGTTTTTTAAAGCTCACTTGAAAGCGGCTGGGGTTCGATATCGTGGACCTGGTCAGTGTCGGCATACGTACGCCAGTCAGTTGCTGACCACTGGGGTTGCTTCGGTTGACTGGATTGCGGAGCAGATGGGGCATACCAGCGCGAATATGATTCGGCAGCATTACGGGACGTGGATTAACGAGGACGGGCCAGATGTTATAGGCATGCTTCAGAATGTGCTCAAGATGTAACACGCCTGAGCTCCAACGCTGAAAGCTGGAACTCAGGCTTTCATCACATGTTTGCTTGAAGCCAGTCTTGGCATCCTTTATTGAAACTTATAGTCCAGACAGCTCCTTTGGACATAGGCGCCACCAAGAGACGGTCATTACCATCAATGAACTGGAGCAAATAATCCGCAATTTGTTGAGCTGTATGATCAGTATTAACCAACCATGTCGAATCTAAGCAGTGCCAGTAATTCGGAAAGCTCTTTTGAATAGCGGGTACGATTTTCGAATAATCCTTACCCGGACTGATTAAATCGTAACCAATAAAAAAAACACCCATACAATCGCTCCTGTTAGGCGAAATACCCAACGAAGCAGGCTAGCTCATAGATTCCATTTTGCCACTACGAGATCAGGGGGCTGGATTTTCGTCTCTCCGATACGAGTCAACACAACGACCGGGGGCTACCCGCACATTCGGCTCTCAACGCAAACCATCCAGCGGGCAGTAAGCAGCCTGTATTCCCATGGATGTTCCCATATGGGCCTTTTTTGCCCCCTGAAAACACAAAACCCCTGAAAACTTCAACGTTTTCAGGGGTTTAGTCGTTTCAAATTTGGCGGTGAAGGAGAGATTCGAACTCTCGATACAATTTCTTGTATACACACTTTCCAGGCGTGCTCCTTAAGCCACTCGGACACTTCACCGTATCTCGTCAAACCAGTTCAGTCTGTCGAGGCG